CGATTGTGCCATTTGTGCGACAACTTTTTGGCTATTTTCTTGATCCGGCATTTCTGGAGTAACTGGTGCCGGCTCATGCCCTTTGAAAATAACAGTGTCACCTTGTATATTACTTATGACATTTTGCAGTGGTGGTTTTTTTATCATATTATATAAGTCAGTGGTATCTAAATTGATACCATTAGCTTGTAAATAATTTAAAAATTCGTCAGTAGTCCAGTCAGTTTTTTCTGTACCACTGTCCATGCCACTTTTTAATTGATTAGTTACCGCAATAAGTTTGACAACAAACGGATCGGGACTATCAAGTTCAAAAAGAAACATATTATCTCTTAGCTCTACCTACGCCACCTGTTGCTGGTAGTTCTGGCTCTTCTGGAGGTAATTCAGGTTCATCAAATCCGGCAAGTTCTTCACCAGCTTCAGCACCCATTTCAGCGCCCATTTCAGCACCAGCTTCAGCACCAGCTTCAGCACCTGCGGCAAATTCTTCGCCGCCAGCTTGACCAGTAACTTGATTCAATGCGGCTTTCATTGCACCGTATGCATCGTTAAGCGTAGTAGATAATGCATCTAATTGTGCGGTCACTTGTTCGTTATAAGTTTGGCTTTCAGTAACACCGATTTCACTTTCGATGCCGGCTACTAATGCTGGAAGTTCTTTAACTTTCATTTGACCAACTTCTTCTAGCATCTTCTGTACAGAATCAACTAAGTCTTGTGCGGCAAGAACAACTTGTGATTTCTCAACTTCTTCGTTTTCTATAACAATACGTGGTTGAGGTTGCATACGCAATTCAGCAAAGTGGTCAGCTAATGCTTGCTCCATGAATACAAGTTTCATGTATGCTGGATTAGATTGACTTTCATAAAAGTCAGAAGACTGCTTAGATTCAGTCATTAATCCGCGAACTTTTTGTAGCATTGCTCTTGTAGAAGCTAATGGCATTTTGTCAACATTGAACGGAAGTTCATAGTGTTCTTTTAATGCTTTATAAACATTGTTGCGGCGTGAATTGTCAAGATCGGTTAGTTTCATAGTTGTTTCCAAAGAAATATATAATATATTTATCTTTCTTTCATTTATTATACGGGTTTTGTATTAAACCTAGTTGTCTGCCAAGATTTAGAAGTATCTATATAACGACCTAATTCGTCATATAACTGTCTTTTTCTCATTTTTTCTTCCCCTAACTTGGCTAGATATATTAATTTATCATCCATATTCTTAGCACTTTTAATTAATTTTTGATGCCCTTGAATAGTAGACTCTAAACCAGCTACTTTTTTGTCCAAATCGTATATTCGGTTTGAATCTACTATCATGTTTCTTTTATCAAATGTACACCATGCAACCGCATGTTTTAGGGTATAGAATGTCTTATTTGTATCAAATGAATTAACAGTCACTTCATATTCATCACTTACTCGTCTGATGATATACTTGTCAAACAAATGATAAGATCCGTCTTGATCCCTGAATACTGACAAATCCGCTAGATTATTGATTGTTTCTTTGGGGATAACTTTTTTTAGTTTAGTAAAAATATCATTCATCATTCGATAATACCTTAAAATAGACGTTTCTTAATTCATCACTCGTATCTAAATGTGCAGGAAGTTTGTTCCATTCAGTACCACAACGTAACATTGGTACATTATCACAGTCTCGGTATAATGAACCTAATTCATTAACACCATCATAAAATACACTAGGATGTTGTATTGTAAAATCAAATGACCAACATGGATACATTTCATCCTCTTGTTGTTCAAATAAGAATCCAAACTCAGTAAATTTGTCAAATCTTATTAATTCTTTTTTAGGTTTACGCAATAATTCAGGTTGACTACGTAATGAAATAACTTGTTGAATTGTATCAAAATTACTTTGAGTATTTCTTTTATATCTCCATTCATCCACATCTTTATCTACTTCCGGACGTTGGCGATTAGGTACATTTGTTTGCGTAATATCAAACAACGTGTAGCAAGTAATAATGTAACTCATACTACTATTTAATGGCCGTAAAAAAACCCGAGAATTTCTCGGGCCTTTTATTCAAGTTAAAGATTAACCTGTGAATGTTGCAGAAGCGGCAACAGTAACAGCTTCAACAGCCGCTGTTAAAGCAGTGTCTAAAGTTGCAGTTGTCCATGCGGCAACTGGATAAACAGCAATTGCCAATGTATCATTAGTGTCATCTGTGTACTCATACATATAGATTGTAGCTAATTGTTGAATTGTTTGGATCGCTGTGTTAAACTGAGTTGTAGTCACTGCACCTGTGAAAGTGATAGTGAAGAAGTCTAGTTTAGGACCTTGTGGTTGAACTGTTGCACCAGATTCAACAGCGTTAACACCAGAGTTAGTGTAAGCTGGGCTGTCATAGTTAATTACCGGTAGATAGTCACCGTTTGTGCGTGTAAATTGTGCCATTTTAATATTCCTTTAAATGTTTTGAATCCTACTGATTCATGTATATATTTATGCCTGGCACAAAAAAATATCGGTTTTGGTTACTTAATTCCAAAGTTTTGACGGCTGAAACCCATTCTATCTACATATTTGTAGCCATTAGCAACGAATCCCTCTTGCCCTTTAGTGCCGTCATCTAATGCACCCTGTACAGGACTAGATTCTGCGGCTTGATTTAATTGATTTAATATAGCAGTTTTTAACATATAAACAGATGACCAGATTTCCATCAGTGCTTGTACTCCTGCAGGGTTAGCGGGAATATGTCCAGGATATTGTTTACCTGTTTTCTTATCCACATAACCAGTCAATAACTTCTGCTTCATAACTCCGCTCATTGCTCTATTCTCAATGAACTTATAGAACCCATCAGACAGGTCATTTAGATTACCTTCTCTGATTCTATTGTTAAAATATACACCTAACATGTTATTTCTGAATCCATCAGATGGTATACCCAAGTAATCAGTATTTAAAAATTTATCAAGTGCTTTGCCGTACTTACTAATTTTAGCATTAACAGCTTTTAGTTCTGCCTCCGGCATTGCTATCTTGGGAGTCTGTGGTAATTTACTAGGTAGTATAGCAACGTCAGAATCTTCTTTTAATCCACCTAGTTTACCATTTAATGATACAGCAAAATCAGTAGCATGAACTTTTTGTCCCTTAGCAGACATTTTTTCTGCTTTAGCAGGAGCATCGGGTTTAATATATTGATGCACTGCTATGCCAGCAACTTTACCTGCAAGCTGTTGACCAATTTGACTATTAGCATCTACTGTATATGTGATGCCCTTTGGATTAGCTTTAAAAACATATACACCATTTTGATTTTCTAGTGGTTGACTGAATAACAAATCACCCCAATAATATCCAGACGTACCTTTACTCGCTGTTGCTAGTCCTGGCCATATTGAAGGAATAATAGCTGCCAAGCCACTACGCTCAACACCACGTGCCCTGTCATACTCAATAAATTGTGCAGGACTGTATATTGCTCTACCTGAACCATCTGTTTTGTTAAACATATGTTTATCTGATATACTAAACTTACCATCAGTACCGTGACCAAAAATTAATGCAGGATAACCATCCCATTTAATTGTTGCAGTCTGTGGCTTTTTAATAGTAGTGTTAACTGAATTGATAGCATCAGCAACACCTTGAGTGCCACCCAAGAATACTGAATCTTCTAAGTGGGGAGCATGTCCGCCAGTAAAGGCTTCGTTAACAGTGTTTATACTGTTAATAGTATCACGTAAATATGCCAATGATTCAGATAAGTTCATTATGCTTGTGCCGCCAATTGTTGTTGAATGCGTTGCTGTAATTTAGCTTGCTCGTCCGGAGTAGGTGCACCCTTATTACCAGGTTTAACTTTATTAGTATTCAACTTTTGTTGTCGAGTATCTATAGGATTAGCTGTAGTTTTTGGCTGTTGTAATTGCTTACTCATCTGGTCAAATGCTCCTGCACCTGCATTATTTGCAGGAGCAGCCTCTGGCTTAGTCAATGAGGTAAGTAATTGTTGTTTTTCTTCTTTAGACATTTTGCTAATCAATGTTACTACTTGGTCATATTCCGGACTACCTGAAGCGGCTACGGGTGTACTAGCACCACCTGTAGTTGCGGTAGAAGTAGATGTTCCAGAAGTAGTTGATGCCGGGGCACTAGCAGTACCACCCATGCCTTGTTGTACACCTGCTTTAATAGCATCGAATGCTGATGCCGGTGCAGAAGCTGTTGCGGATTGTTCAGCACCACTACCTTGACTGTAACTACTAGCAAAACCTAAATTAGCTAATTGAGTAAGAGCACTAGTCATTTTTGGATAGCTAGCCTGTGCCATATCAGCTAATTTTTTTACTTGTGTCTTTACAGCAGGATCAGTAATAGGAACTTTTAAATACTGAGTAAACATATTCTGTAAGTATTGACTAATAGATTGTGCCGCCGGAGCTTCATTGATATTAATAATACTTTCTAAAATATAATCTAATTTAGAATAAGTTCCCTCACGTTGAATCTTTTTAAATACCGGTGCCCCACTCTTATCAACGCCTGTCATTCTTTCACCACTGCCACCTACATAGTTTTTGAACCCGCTTTGTCCGCTTGTTGCACCCGCGCCTGCTTTTAATCTACCTTTAAGTGCCGCAGTTTGTTGTGGCGTCATCTTATCATTCCCATCTGCATCCATTCCAGCCTGTGCCATCATGCCTGCAAGTTTAGGATTCTTTTGTTTCATCTTATCAAGTGCGGCTTGTTCAGCACTTGCACCGGTTGCAGTTGATGGTGTTGAAGCCGTAGTAGCTGTGGGAGATGCAGTAGCTTGCTGTGCGCTTTGTGTTGCGGCAAGTCTAGCTTTTGCTTGTTCTTCTCCTGCGGCTTTTTGTTTATCTAACTCAGCTTGATAGGCGGGAGTAGTTTGTCCAGTTACACCATCATACTTAGCACCCTTGCCTGTTGTCGGATCCCAATGAGGGGTACCATCTTGAGTCATGCCCGGTTGTTGTACTGCTGCCGGTTGAGTTGGAGCAATCGGTGCACCAGGTTTAGTTGTAGCAGGATTGGCCCCCATTTGTTGCTGTGCTACTTGACCGGCGGCGGCTTGTTTTTCTTTTCTAATTTGCTCTGGTGTTTTTGGTGCACCAGGAGCCGCCGGCTGTTGACCAGGAGTCGCAACTGGTTTTGCCGAAGCAGGAGCCGCCGGCTGTTGACCAGGTGGTGTAGCTGTTGGTTTTTTGTTTATTACTGGTTTAGGCTTTGCGTTAGGATTAGCAACTGCTGCCTGTGGTGCAGCCTTTGCTTTAGGGTCAACTAATCCACTCTGAATCGCACTATTCAAATTAGTACTTGCTCTGCCGATAAAATCTGATATGAATTTATCTTTAGCAATCTTATCTTGTACTGACAAGTTACCTTCAGCCTTGCCTGTAATCCTATTACCTACTTGCTTCAGTGCGGCGGCACCATAGTCACCGACTACTTGATTTAGATTTAATTCATTCAGTTTCACGATTTTTCCTTAAAGATTTTGCAAATCTCGCTTTGTCCTTGCTTTTGATAGCACTTAACAGTTTCTTTTCTAGTAGTTGGGCTTGTTCCTCAGGATAGTGACGATTAATCATTTCAATTAAATTAATGGCACTACTGATGATATTATGAGCCCTACTCTCAATAACGTGAGTTGTATCACGGTTATTGCCGAGTTCTTCTAGTTCCTGTAAAAGGGAGCGAGTTTGTTTTTGCATATAATTATCCTACAAGTATTTATGCTATGATTAGATAATTATTTCTTTAGGGAATTGAGTAAAGATTTGAGTTTTGACCCCTGTACGTCAGCTACAATGCGTTTGTTGTCAGGTTCTAATATTTCTCCAGTCTTTTGATCTATGATAGGTTCAGTAGACATAAGTGTCGATTGGGGTTTTAATTGACTCATAATGTCATTGGGACTCGGAGATGGACGATATTTTGCTTGTTGGTCAGCATATCCATCTGGATCCTCATCAGTAATACGCATTGTTTCAATATTGTACTCTAAGTCAACTTTCTGACCTACACCAGTTGAACTACGACTTTTCATACACTGAATTTGATACTTACCACGTTCACGCATACTACGACTTGTAAAGATACCAAACACGTTATCTGCTGTGTTAATCTTTGAAATACCACCAGCAATGTGACTATGGTCAAATTCAATTTCTTCAACAGCACTACGATTCAACTGACTAGCGGTAACCATCAATATACCTAAATCTTTTGCTAA